GACCCCGATGCCTACAAGACGGGTCGTATCGAATTCATGGAGGAGGAGCTCAACCAGCTTCATAGTGAGAAAATCAAGAATGAGAAGAAGGCCAAGGAAGAATTCGAACGTCGCGTCAAAGAGACCAAGCGCAAGGCAATTGATGATAATATCAAGTTGGCAGAGAAATCGGGTAATGTTTTGACACAAACCATCAACGAGGATGGAAACTTGATCGGTGTCCGCGAAACCGTGGATTTCGAGAGTCGCGAGGTGGCTGAAACGAAGAAGGGTGATGCGGCGGATATTCGCAGTGAGTTTTTGACCGAATCTGGATCTGAACCCACTGCATAATAATAAACCGATTTATCTGGTAAAAATATATTGACATTAGTATATATACTTCTATAATAATGTCAGCTACAACCGTTTTTAGTAGAACATCCGCAAAAAATAATCTTTTACAAGATGATCGATATATAGCAAAACAATCTTCAAATCGACGAGCTCTGCAAGCACTTGGTTATACATTATCCTCGTGTTCTGTGCCGGCAACTGCATTTACCTATACTCCTCCTGCAAATATCACGAGTGCATCCAATCCTAACAGTAGTAGTATAGCAAAATTAAACGCGCAAAAGATGGATCGATATACCGCTACACAAACATCGAATCGAAATGCTTTACAAGCACTCGCTAATACAATTGGTGGATGTCCAGGTCCCATTCGTAACTATACTACACCTATTGTTCCCTGTGCTAATCAAAGTTTATTTGTGTAATGGGGCAATCAAAATGTCTTTTCACAATGGATACAATATCGTATTGACATAGAACTTTCCGGTGAAATATCGACCAAATCATCGACCACATAATGACGGCAATTTTTTTCCAAATATTCATTGATCAATGTCAAAATGCGATTCCACTCCGTATTTCTTTTATCCCTCGATATCGTTTCTAATGATGATTTTGCATGAACCATCATTCGAATTTGTGACTCATCTTCACTAGACATAGTCTTAGACATAGTTCCTGGATTATCGAGCACTTGATCCATTCTATGATATAAGGATGCATATATACCCTTATATCATTTTACAATACGTTCGTAGATATACTTTAGCCTTTTAGATTCTGTATTCTCTTCTACGCGATTACTTAAGGTATATCCACATTTTTGTATCCGCAAACTAAATATGTGTATGGATACAAAACACCCACCCTCTTTGAGAGACCTATATCCAAACTAAACCCGGGTATAAATACATTTATCCCCGGATGGAGATTAATCTCTATTCGTGCATAAATATATTTATGCACGAAAAGGATATAGGCAATCCACATTTTTGTATCCATTTGGATACAAAAACACGGATAGACCTTAAGGTCTCTCAAAAATGTAGATTGCACCAATTAGAATAATTTTCATTATACGCAACTCGGCAATGAATCTATGTTAAATATAGGTTGTGGATTCTCTAGATCTATATCTACCATAAATTGTCCGAAAAAAGGATAGTCCAATTGAACCTGGGGTGTATGCGTATGCGAAGTGCGAGCAATCATTTTGTACATTTTAAAATTGGGGTATCGCTCTTCTCCGGACCGTTTGTATAATATGTTTTTCCCATTATCATCGGAACACCAGCGATTGATCGTTTGTTGCAATTCATCCCATTCGCTTGGGTCATCATCAATATCCATAATAAAATCAAAAATCGAACATCCTAGGCGACATAAATCAAATCCATAATTGGGGTCCAAACGAGGTTTGTCGCTATTCATAAATGGTTCGCAATTATATTGCGTAACTGCGTCGCCGCCAGGTGCAAAACTATCACTACAAAATAATTGTTTCTGGAAACGATAAATTCCGCGACCAAAATCTATAATTTTGAAAATTCGGCCGTATGTTGGAACGCGATATAATTTGTCCCCATATTTGTAAAACAAATATTCTTGGTCCGTATTCACATACATGACATTATTGGTATGTAGGTCGTTATGGGTAAAAGAAAACGCCTTTTGATAGGCGATCAGACTCATGACAATTTGGAAAAGCGCGCTCGCACCCAAATTCGCGTCGATTTGGTGATTCACAAATAATTCGTCCAAGGTTCCTGAGCACTTTTCCATACAGATCATTTGGACGGGGAAATCCTGAATGTAGGCGTATATTTCTTTAGACTCTGACTCTGAATCATAAGATTCGGAATCGCTAGATCCAGATCCAGATTCTAATTCGGAAGAACTACTGTAATTCAAATCACTATTTGAATGCGAACTTTCTGAAGAATCAGAACAAGAATCGGAATCTTCTTGTCCAGATTCCTGTTTCGTATAAACCATTTCACATTCGTTACCTTTTTCGGTAATATTTATGTCCGAATATATATTCGTAGGTAGTAATAGATCAGTAACTGGATCCATTACCGAATCATCCGGAAAAATGGTCAAACGTGGTCGATTACGTCTCGATCCTTTAATATCATCCAGACCCGTGTCAGACCCCCCATCAACAAAAAACAATTTACCCACGTTTTCGTTGAAAAAATCGGACCCATGTAAATATTCATAATCATCGGAAACAGAAATGCGGTACTTTGACTGAATTCCCAAGAAAGACCCGTAAAAATGGACACCGTTGGGAAATCCATATTGTTCCATCAATTTACACGACAAATAGTTGAAAAAACAATCCACATACGAGGCATTATTTGGCGATAAAATCTTGGAATGGACGATTTCTTCTTTACTGTTTAATTGTGGTAGTTGTGTGTTTCGCGGGTCTTGGACTCCATATTTCCCAGTCATATATCGGTATGGATCCAATAATGGCGAGAATTTAACGAAAATAGGAACCTCTCGGACCTCATTCGAGTTCGCATTAAAAACATGTCGCAAATCTTGGATGCAATAATCATGGTTTAGCATAATACGATTATAATTTTGCTCATTCATTTCGAAAAAATTCCGGTAAATGGGATTATATAATTGGATATCGCGGATATCATAGGGATTATAGGTAGTAGTGACAGAATCCTCTAAATATTGCTCCCTTAAAATGGATAAATCGGGAAGAGATGTTTTACAATAATTTATTTGAAACATGATTCTAAAAAAAACTGTATATGCTTATTCAACAGAAATTTCACGCGGATCAAACGTAGGTTTTTTATCACATGACAGGATATAACAGTTAGTAGTCATTTTTCCTAAATATGACACTGGAATTGAAAAAATTTGATATGAGATGGATTACATTTAAACCCGATGAAAATAAGGGTCCGGTTATTGTCATGATCGGTCGTCGTGATACAGGTAAGTCGTTTTTAGTTCGCGACCTCTTGTATCACCACCAAGATATTCCGATTGGGACGGTGATTTCAGGGACGGAAGCTGGAAATGGATTTTATGCAGAACATGTCCCCAAATTATTTATACATGAGGAATACAATACGGTTTTGATAGAGAATATTTTACGGCGACAGAAGACGGTTTTGAAACAGGTGAATAAAGATATTGCCACGTATAAACGATCCACAATCGATCCACGTGCCTTTGTAATCTTGGATGATTGTCTTTATGATGCCACCTGGTCACGTGATAAATTGATGAGACTACTTTTCATGAATGGGCGTCACTGGAAGGTGATGTTAATTATTACTATGCAGTATCCTTTAGGCATTCCACCCAATCTGAGAACGAATATTGATTACGTATTTATTTTACGAGAGCCCTATTTGACTAATCGAAAACGTATTTGGGAGAATTATGCATCGATGTTTCCTACATTGGAGTCGTTTTGCTCGGTCATGGATCAGACAACGGAGAATTTCGAATGTTTGGTAATCAACAACAACGCGAAATCGAACAAATTATATGACCAGATTTTTTGGTACAAAGCAGAGACTCGACCCAATTTCCGTTTGGGATCGAAGGAATTCTGGGAAATTTCCAAGGGAATGGGGTCTGATGATGAGGATGAGGCTTATGATCCTTCTAAGGGAAAACGAAAGACGGGACAGACGATTAATGTGAAAAAGACGACGAATACGAAATGGTAATACGGAGTGTAAATGCGGAGTGTAAATGCGGAGTGTAAATACGGAGTGTAAATACGGAGTGTAAATACGGAGTGTAAATGCGGAGTGTAAATGCGGAGTGTAAATGCGGAGTGTAAATACGGAGTGTAAATACGGAGTGTAAATAAAATTATCCATATGAAATAATTTTATTTTGGATCCTAAAATGCAGGGGCATCCGTAAAAATTTGCGTTGTCGCCGGATTCAAAACTTTGGTTTCAGTAACAACATTCATAAAATCGGATATCGAGTGATGAAAATAAAAAAAAATATATCCACCAGTTAGACATGCCACCAAAACCAGCAAAACATCTCGCACTACTTCCTTCATCGGTGGAAATAATCCATTGTTTTCCCCGGAAAAATATTTATATTCAACAAATTTACTGATGCAGTAAATAACCGTGATAATCACGGCCAAAAGAAAAACTTGTTCCATAACTTTTTATTCCCCTAAATAATAAAAAGGGCGGTATTTTATGTCCATTTTTTACGCAGAAGTAGCGGTAGGTAGATCTGTTTTTTTCAATATAACTGTTTTGTTTAGTGATTTATTATATTTTATTCAATGCTATTATGCTAATAAAATAAATTGTTTTATACGTAATTTATTTTATAATGTGGAAATAAAACCAGATCTAC